GCTTGCAGCTGTGAACACTACTGAAAGCGGCGTATTAGGTGCAGTATCAGCTGCGTTCCATAGTGAAGCGGCTAATGATCCGCCAGCTGTCCAGTCCGCAAGCATTTCGACGTCGAAAGTACCTTGCGAATCGGTAGTGAAATAAGCCTTGCCGTCAAGTGTCTGATAAGTGTTAATCGTTGACTCGATTGTAAGGGTTGCGGCTGTTGCTTGAGCGTCGTATGTATCACCATCGATGGTGAAAGTAATATCGCGCCCAGTTACGATTGTTGTTGGCATTTTGTCTCCTAGTTTTCCTGTTTGTAGTAAGTGCTAACGTCAATATCCGAAATAAGTAAATTACTCGAACCTAACGCAACGATCGACGGACGCGATACGTCGCCGACAATATATCCCGACGGAATAGCCGCGAGAATCTGTATGACTAGCTTCTCGAGATTATCGAGAGCGCCCGCATTATTGTTATATGCGACGGCGGCTGAGATTGTGAAATTAACTTTTAATTGTATCGAGCTGCTAATTAGCGTCGTTTCTAAATACGGAGTACCCGGCACGATAATCGCAGCGGGCGGAATAACCGCCTCGGGTACTGACTCATAGACTGAAGCTGTTACGCCAGCGAGAGCGGTCGCTAGTGGCGCACGAACGTCTGCCTGAATTGATGTTGGCATTATTGACCCATAGTTTCGACGTCAATAAATGGAGCTAATAAGCCCACTACGCGATTCTGTAATGATCGACCGAGTACGAACGGCGACGGATTAAAGTCAACCTGAGCCGTAGTGTTGCCGGGAGCCGTGATCGATTGAAATACTTCTACCGATACGACCAATAGCGCCGACTTTACAGGCGCTACGCCTGAATATAAGTCCTCAGCTGTTGAGCCATTAAGTACGGCTAGTCCAGCGGGAATCTTAGGTGTAAAAATTTGATCTGGTGCAGCTGTCGCGCTTGTAAATATATAAGGCGCAATTTGGTGATCGTTAACTGTGACAGTTAGATCGAACGCAGCTCCGCAACCTGAAATGATCACAGCTTGACCCGGAACGAAGTAGTTAATTCGCTGAGTCGTATAGAACGCCATGCCATCTTTGACTTCAATCCCTGTAATTGCTGATTGGTAGCCAGTTAGTAACGGCAGGATCGCACCCTCGGCACTCGCGATCATAAGATCGAGATATGCGTCAGAGTAAAGAGAAACGCTAACGCCTAGCACGTCACGAAGTTCCGTAGCTGTAACTATTGGCATTAGCGTTCCTCTCTTAGTTCTGCTCGGTCGCCTCGGGAGCGAAACGACCGATGATTATTTAGTTATCTCAGGTCTGGTTCCAGCAAGCGCCGAACGGAATCTTTGGCGCGATTGCGGCGTAACCATAATAAAGAATATCGATGGTTCCGTCTGAGTTGACATTAGTGCGAAGCTCAAAGCGTGGAGATTCGTACCATGTCCATGCGTCAGGGTTAACGACAACCATTGAGAAGTCGCCAGCTGATGTTGTTGGTCCAGCGTTTCCGATTGAACGTGAAACGAATAGATTTAGACCCGGTGAAACTACGCCACGAAGTGAATCGCCGCGAACGTTACCAGCTGCGTTTGATGGCTGAGCCGCGTTGTATAGCGGGGCGCCATTGTCGTTGTAACCCATGATGTTAGTCCATTGTCCTGGGCTAACTACTAAGTTACGAGCGAAGCCTAGTGACGATGAATAAACAGCGCCCGCAGCTTGTGATGTGTACGCAAGGAATCCGGTAGCTGAGTTAGCGTTTACGCCTGTCTGTTGACCAGCGCCAGCAATAGTTCCGGTTGCGAACTCGTCTGTAACTTTTGCGTAAGCAAATTCCAGATTCTGAAGCAACGCTGTTAGGTAGCTTGGGTCTGAACGATCGATAAGTTCGATTGTTGAAATTGCGCGACCCTTGAAGCTCTGTACTGGAACCGAAATATAAGTTGCGCTTAGATTTGATTCTGTAATCGCAGCATTTTCAGCAATGTTTGTGACTGTTGGTACAACTGTAACTTTAGGCAGCTCGAAAGTCATACCAGTAGCACTAAGAGCTTCGCGAGATAGTGCGTCGATCATGCCACGATCGGCATTAGCTAACGCGTTGATAACTGTGCGGCTTTGTGGTGTTGGAACCATGCCCGGAGCTGTTGATGTTGTGTTATCGGCAGCTTTGACGTACTGGCGAGCGTCCTCGTCGTGTAAAACTGACGCCTTGAGTGAATACTGTAAATAAGAAACCTTATCGACAATAGGTGAACGTGGCGCGGTGTACGCCATTGGAACGTGCTTTGACGCTTCTACCGATGTCTCGGCAGGAGCGGTTTCGGTAGTGTCTGACACTTCGTCTCCTTCTGTTGTTGGATTTGTTTCTTCTGTTTCCTCATCTAAGGGATCAGAATTTTCATCTGTTGCTTTCATTTCTTCTTTCTCCTCGTCGTCCATGCCATCTTGACTTGCAGCTACGGAACTGACTCTGGCGCTGTCTATCGCTGGCTCTGAAACCAAAGAGACCTCATCAAGTGATCCTTTAGCTACTACTAATACGCCATCTACGAAATCATGCGCGTTAACTTTAACTCCTACACTAAAACCATCGCGGAGACCCGTCGCGGCTTCTACGAGTGCGTCGTTTCCGGCTGTTGTCTCCGCGATCTTAAATGTCGCGTCGATTCCCTGTTCGGTTGCGGTCATAGATAAAACTTTTCCGATTGGTCGAGTGCGATCGTGTTCTAGCAATAGCTTCACGTTTTTAGTCGCAATAGATTCTGGCTTAAACGTCGTAAGTCCAGCTGACGTCGATCCAGTTTCGTTCCATGTTACGACGCGTCCCGTAATTGTGCGAGATTCGCTATCGGCTGACGTAATTTGTAGCGGCATGTTTAGCTTCATTTAATCATTTCCTCAGCTTGTCGGATTTCCTCGACGCTGATTGCGCCGATGTCAAATAATGTTTTGTAAATTGCTACTCGTTCCGCTTCACTTCCACGCAAGTAATCCTCAAGTCTAAAATTGACTGTCTGAGATGATGGAATAAAATCAGGCATACTTAATCGCGTGGATATGCTGGTCATCAGCGGAATCAAACTGAAATCCAGCAAAGTTTTTCGGGTAACGTTGGCGTTGGAGTAAGTCATGCTCGATCCAGTTTCAGCGTCAACGTAAAATGCCGGAATACCGATTGCTCGCGCTAATTCTGTTGCAATATATGAACGAGCCGCCGCAAGCTGTAATTTCTCAGGATCGAAGCCGACAGTTTGTAATTCTACGTCCGCATTAAGAAACGCGGTCGAGCGATTACGTCGAGCAACGCCCCATGACTCAAGTAATTTTGCAATTCGATCAGCTGGTAAAGCTGTGCCATTAGATTTCAATACCATCGACGGGACAGGTTCGCGAGCATAGTTAGCAGCTGCTCGCTCGAGTTCCGCACCTGTGCGAATTGTGCGACCAGCGCGGTTTAATAATCCTTCGTCATTTCCGTAGAAAACAATTAGTGATCCGATACCGGATTCTGGAATTTGTTTTCCGTCAATCGTGTAATACATGACTTCGGTTCCGTTAGCATTTAAAAAGACGCCGACACGCGTTGGAACGATTCGCTGAACGGAGCGAATTCGCATTGTGTCGGCAAAGAGTTCGGTTATTTGCCAATAGGCATACCCGTAAAATAATAAATCCTCAGCTGTCCAGACATAAGTTGCGCTACCCGGAACGCGTGGATCGGGATCACGAATTACGCGGGGCGCTGGCACTTCGAGCCCTGTCGTATTGTCCCGGAGTTGTAATCCGATTGAAGCGATGGACGAACAGATGATCCCACGAGCACGAGCGATCGTAGGGACACTCATAGCTTCCTCGCGCGTTGCCTGAGTAGCGCCGCCGTTAAAGGTATAGATCGAGTCCAGCGCAAATACAGGTGAAACCGAAGCCTCAATATCGGAATTTTGAGACGGCGCTACAGCTTCCACCTTTGACGCGAACAGATCACGAATACCCATGCGCGAATTGTGTCAGGCTTATAGCACTAGCCCGTCATAATATCGAAGTCCATCTCTGGGCGTGTCGCGAAGTGTGTAACTAACGCGGTCGCCACCGCCGCGCAAACCGCAGCTTGCGAAGCTCGACGTCCAATAACCCAGCCGCCATCACCGCGCTTTAGTTGCACCGCTGAGAGAATCTGTTTAGTTAAATCGCTCTGGCCACGATGTCTTAATCGACCCGAGTTAATCGCGCCTAATAATTCGTCGCAGCTTTGCGGGTAAACCGAGTCCATGTCAAAGATCGGAATACCGGCGGGCTGGAATCTGGCAGCTACCGCGCCCGAAGTTCGCCTCGAGTAAAGCAAATATTCGAGCGGATACTTACGACAATACTTAGCCGCCTCATTTGCGATCTCTCGATCGTCAAGCTGGACGGAGTTCTCCCATGTATGAAGCAGCTTTACGACGAAGCGCTCGTCGCCTAATTTTTGAGCTCCGACTAGCGCACAGAATTTGCGATCAGGTGAAATATCTAACGCAAGCCATGTCAGTTTCTCCGGGTCAAGATCGACGGATTCGTCATGGCAATTATTCCACTCGTTCGCTCCAATAATGCTTGAGATGGTTTGCACCCAGCGACATAAGACTTCGGTTTGTACGACTTCGGGCGGATCATTTAGAACGGCTTGGATATTGTCGATGTTAATTGTGTGACCGATCGCAGGATTAGCCGCAAGCCAATTTGACTCGAGCTGAATATCGTCTGTCGGTGCGCTCCACTCAAAATACCCGATGTCGTCGTCAGCTCCAGCGGCAGCAGCTAGTCCGCGCTCTCGAAATGCATTGAGAACGACCGAGTGAGAATCGCCCGCGTTCGTGTAGCTCATAATCATAGGATTCTTAGCAGCCATCAAGGTATATCGAAGCGAAGCGTAAGATTCTAAATCTTTCATCTCTCGAAGCTCGTCTAAGTGGATTGCCGATGGTGCGGACACGCCTCGAGCAGCTGAGCCGCCAGCCTTTACAATAAATCGGTTAATTTGTCCGTTCGTACCTTTGACTTCCATCTCCTCGGAGCCATGACTCCACCTAATACGCTGCACCCGCTTAGATAACATGTCCGAGCTCTCAATTAGATTAACAAGCTGCCTAAATTGCTCTAGCGATGTAGCCAATCTGTGAGCTGATCCAATTTGAAGCGGCTCGTCCCATAAGAATAAGCCGCCTAAGATTCGTATTTGTTGCAAGAAAGACTTTCCATTTTGCCGGGCAACGACTATGCAATTCGTCGGAGTAGCCCAGCGTCCGTCGGGTTTGTATTTGTGCGTATGCTCCAGCGCAAACTTTTGCCATGGCATTAGCCCGTCTGGGAGTATGTCAGCCGCTAAATCTATGAGATCAAAGCCCCTTGATGGTAAATCATTAAGCTGAGTGTGAATTCTAGGCGTCGGATTGCCATAAGTGACAGCTGATGACGGCGGTAAAACCGATAGCAGCCGATCTGAGCCTATGTCGTCGGGTAGTTGACCGATTATGACCTGATCGACCTTAGTCATGACTTACGCTAACGTTTTCAGGGATATTTAGATCAT